GATTGGTAATGGTTCTATCGGTAATGTTATGGTGTATTGCTCACCATACGAAATTAAACTTCCTAATGGTAAAATTAGTAAGTCTGGTATTTCTACTATGCTTGTAGCTGTACAAGTTACTGACCTTGTTCGATATGAACGTAAATCTGAAAACTTTGTTGATTTTGATGTTGAGGGTGCCTCTGTTGATACAGATACATCCGAAGAAGCAATGTTTTAATCAATAACAATTATCCCTTGTGATAGTCTCTAACGAGTCTGTCATGAGGGATTTTTATTCGAAAGACTATATGTTTAAACAATGTTGTGGTAAATGTAACAATTGCTGGTATATAGGTAATCCTGGAACATGTACTTGTCCTGATGATACACCTAAACGTGAATGGATTAAGCTAACAGATAAAGAAATTAGCGAAATTTCATTTAAATCTCAAAATGGAATTTCCCCACATGAAGATACATTGCAATTTGCCAGAGCCATTGAAGCCAAACTCAAGGAGAAAAACACTTGACTAAAGATGAAGCACTAAACAGAAAAGCAGATAATGCAAGAGAATTAGGTTTAAACTATGAACCTATGAATACAGATGAGTCTGATGAATTTGATCGTATTGAACGTGAAATCTCTATGAAAGGACAACCTTATGTGTACGAACAGAAACGTCCATGGGTTGAGCTAACTAACCATGAAATATACACCATTCACAAAGCACTAGGAGGTTACACAGCAGATAACTGGGATTATGAACGTGCAATCGAAACTAAAATCAAAGAATTAAACTCATGAAACTCGAGAATATACTTGTAATACCTCTACTAATATTCCTTACATTATCAATGATGCCACTCTTAGTAGCGTTAACAGACATGATGTGGTGGTTCTACACTAACCATACACTATCCAGCATAGAATGGACTGAAACTCGTTCACTAATTGCTATATGGTCACCAATAGTAGGTTTAATAGCATTTAGTGCTAGTCTAAACCTGATAACTCTTTAATAAACTCAAGGAACTAAACTCATGAAACTCAATAAACAACAACGTGAATATGCTGTCGGTCGTCTTAATGAAAAACTCAGTGAAATGCGTGATAAAGAAACACCTGACTATATCAGTTCTAAAAAGAGTGATAAAGATGCCCTGTACGCTCTATTGTCATACGAGTACGGTGTACCGCTTGTTCCACAGTCAAAGTTTGATAATATCTGGAATATCACTAACATTGGTGATGCTATTATATTCCCTCATGGATTTGATAAAGAACATGAAGATAACCAAAAAGAACGTAATCAAGTACGTGATAAGTATGAAAAAATCAAACAAGATCTTATGGATAAACTGTACCTGTGTGACGAAGCTCAAGAAGCTCTCGATTTAATCAACTCAATCTAAAGGAAATATCATGTTAGAACTAAATGACTACTGCTACTCAAACACACTGAAATTTGAAGTAATTAATGTTGATAAAGCGCCTGAAAATGCCTATGATAATAAAAACTGGGAACAAGGTCGTGGTGCATACTACGTTAAAGAATCTGATACAATCTACCTTGTAGGAAAATACTCTGTAGACGTCATCTATAGTGTAGGTGAAAAAGGTTTCTTTACAGTTGTTGATGATGTCTACGAGTCACCTAAAGTCGAAGAATCATTGTTCCTTAAAGCAATTGCTGCTGCTCATGGTCATAACCTATGAAACATGATAGGTTTGACTTAGAGCAAGCCATCATACAGTGCTGGGGCATATGCGATGATCTAAAGACTGATATAGATCACCAAATACTCTCCAGCTACTATGACGCTAAATTCAATAAACTCTGGGATATCTTTGAGGAATTAATCCATGAACATCACTATTTTAGCAATACCGGCAAAACACAAACACGAACTCGTAAGACTTCTTCGTGATCGTCTGTATACACTTGAGTATGACCTTGAATACTACAAAGAAATGATCGGTGTGTACTGGAAAAACTCTGATAAAGATAATCCTAATACAGCTCCACACTTTGCTAATCTAAATCATTGTAAAGATCGTGCCCGTATCATCCGTAAAGAACTCAAACTAATCCGTGAAACTCTAAAGGAACTAAAATGAGTAAATATGATCATTATTACTACACTGATAATGCAGACTTCCTCTGTACTATCGAAGTTGAAGTAGGTAGTATCTGTCAAATCCGTGATGAAAAAGGAGGTTATGAACCAGACTATGCTGATGATATCTATGTCATCGAAGTTAAACATAAAGGCGTTGATATCATCGATGTCATCCATCCAGACGTTCTTCGTGATATCGTGTCTCAATTTGTTGAATCAATGAAAGTATAACATGCAAAATCCATTAACAGAATTCCGTAATAACCTGTTCCACACTCATGAATCCATTGCTCACTCACTAGAGTATATTGATACTGTGTCACATACCATGCAGGGTGGTGATAAGATCAACTTTCTAACAGCAGTAAATTGTCTGATCAATACTATTGCAAAAAAAATTGATGATGTATATCATCCAAGTAAAAACATGTCTATTGCTTCTCTGATAGACAAACACCTTGATGACGTCCTTGCTGAACGTGTTGAGGAAATCGTTAATGATCGTGTCTCTGATGCTATTACGCAGTATATGAGAGATGAGTTTGATATTACTGACTATGAAGACAACATCGACTGGTCTTATCGTATTGAATCAAACTTAGACAACGATATGATAAAAGAATCAGTAGAAGAAATCGTTAAAAACAGTCTAACAATCGAGGTGCGTGTATCGTGAATCAACCAGAGTCTAACGGATACTTTGTATTCATCAAGCAAGGTTACGATCGAGCCTACTATTGTGTAGCAGGTCGTGACATCAAGCTTGAGGATGCTGTATGCTATCTATTCCAAAATGAAGCCGCTAAAGTTTGTACAACAATGAACATGGGACTGAATGATGAACTCCGTCAAAAAGAAAAGATCGATGAACCCAGAAGTACTAGCCAAGGGCAAAGCAGCTCTTGAACAATGGCGTAAAGAAAAAGCTTATGCTGTAAAGAAAGGTGGTAAATTCCTTGAAGCATGGAATGAAGAACAAGAGCTTAAAAAAGCTCAAAAGCATACTTCACCCATGCAAGCCATTAAGAATTTCTGTAATGACTGTGTAGGAGGTATCCGTACAGACATAACCAACTGTACTGCTAAACAATGTTCTCTGTATATCTATCGTCCATACAAGAAAGGTGAAGAGTAATGAATGAGTACTGCTTTCAAATCGGTCCAACATCTACAGTCTGGGTTTGTGCTGTTGATGAAGAAGAAGCTGAATCTAAAGTCTATGAAACAATAGGCTATGATCCAGATAGAATGGAACTTGTTGACGTTAACTTTGATATCTAACTATGATAGCATACAAACTATTCCGTAAGCGTAAAGACGGTACCTATGGTCCACTGTTTATTAATCGTAAACAAAAGCTTCTTACTGATGTCTGGTATACAGCTGAAGACCATAAGACTAAAGGCTATGCACATCGTCCAGGATGGCATTGTTGTGCAGAACCTAATGCACCACATCTATCTAAAAAAGATCGTGTATGGTGTAAAGTAAAAATCAATGACCTTGTTCGTCATCAACGTCCTGAGTCCCAAGGTGGTCTCTGGTTTACTGCTAATATTCTTAAAATAATCGAGGAATTATGAGTTCAACACTAATAGCACTCATCGGTCTAGTGTACCTAGCAGTATGCGTAGACTTGTTCTTTAAAGGTAGTACAGGTCTAAGCATTGCTTTCCTAGGTTATGCTATCGGTAATGTAGGTTTATACTTAGAGACAGTAACTAAATGAAACAACGAACTATCTACCTTGCTGGTCCAATGGAGCATGTCTCTACAGACGAAGCTAAAGGTTGGCGCTCTACAGCAACACACCTGTTAGCACACAGCTGTAAGATTCTTAATCCATGCAGACGTCTTCATGCATTTGAAAAGAAATACATGAAACGTATCTTTGAGTTAGATCTCCGTGATATCCGTGAGTCTGACTTAATCTTAGCTAACCTAGATAATCCACTTGTACCTAAACACGGTACTGCCATGGAAGTATTCTATGCTGCTTATGTATTACAAATCCCTGTTGTAGCATTCAAGTCTACTGATGCAACAATACATCCTTTCTTTGAATCCCTTGTAACTGAATGGAGGTCTTCTGTCGATAAAGCTTGTGATACTATTCTCTCGGAGTACTTATGATTAAATATATCTGGATCGGAATCCTTTGTTTTGCCTCTCTGTGCGTCATTGCACAATTCTTTCGTAAACCCAAAATCAATATCTAATATGCCATATATCAGCGAAGAAGCTCGTCAATCTGAACACATGCTCAAGTATGAGCCACACTGTGCAGGTGAATTAAACTTCCTAATCACCACATTCATTCGTGACTACTACAACAAGAGTCCCTCTTATCAATCCGTCAACGATGTTGTTGGCGCTCTCGAAGGAGCTAAACTAGAGTTTTATCGTAGGGTTGCTGCCCCTTATGAAGATAATAAGATCATTCAAAATGGAGATGTATACTGATGAGTTACACTAAAGAAGCTATGCCTGAAAACTACAGCCTTGCAGATAAAGCCAACAAAATACTTGCATCATGGGATAATGAAGACTTCTTCGACATCAAAGCTCGTCAATACCTTAACCAAGAACGTGAAGAAATCAACAAAGGTTGGTCTGAAGTGTTCGGTATAGAGTATAATAAGGAAATAGATATGCATGAAAACAAAGATCATATTAACCCACCACACTACAAGAATGTAGCCGCAGGTAAACAATACATGGAACTCATGGTTGACATGCTTGAAAGATTCAATGGTGTAGAAGCCCATTTAATGGGTCAAGTATATAAATACCTTATGAGAGCAAAATTAAAGGATCCTTTAGTTCAAGACTTAAACAAAGCTAAATGGTACTTAGATGCACTAATTAAATACTCACAAGAAGGTAAGGTAATGTAATCCTTTTAGCCGGTGCCTAATAGGAAAAATAGATAAAGGAATATATGAAATCTAAAACACTACATAGGCACCACATTATACCAAAACATATGGGTGGTACTAATGATGAATGGAACTTAACAGAGCCAATTACAGTAGAAGATCACGCAAAAGCTCATAAAGAACTATTTGAACTATATGGTAAACCACAAGACTATATAGCTTGGAAATGTCTAGAAGGTAGTCTGTCAAATCAAGAAGCGAGAATACTAGCTTCAAAGATAGCAATATCAAAAGAAATTATAGTAAACAATATAAAATATGAATCAATCGCTGATGCACAAAAAGCGTTAGGGTTATCATACAAAAGAATTGTTAAAGCTGTATTAGAAAACAGAGACCCAACTATAAGAGCAGATGCTACACCTATAACTGTGAATGGAATACAATACAAGTCATTAAGAGAAGCTGAAAAGGCTACAGGGATTTCTCGTAATAAACTAAAATCAAATACTGATTTAAACAAAGATATAAGAAAAGAAAAACTTAAATGTCCACACTGTAACAAAGAAGGTGATAAACTAAATATGGAAAGATGGCATATGAATAATTGCAAACATAAAACTGAAGGTAAAGTTCTCTGATGAACCACATCAAGACGGTCAAACGTTTTGTCGCTGGAAGTCATAAGTTCTTCGACATCTATGAATGCACTGTAGATGAAGTAGATACTTATACTTCCAGTACTGGCAAAGCAATGGTTAAAGTATCCATTGAAGGTAAAGAGTATAACGGTCTCCATAACAAATGGGTCTATGAATACTTATGCGCCAACGAAGGACAGCCATCCTTTGTAGTCTTCTGGAAAGCCCCTAAAGGTGATCCTATGGTAGCCTACGTTAAAGAGATATGGCAAAATCACATTGATGGTACTCCACAAGAGACTGTCTATTTAGCTTCTGATGAAGAGGCTCACAAACAAGAGGGTGAATCCTTCCTGTACATGTGGGTTAATAAGGATACAGATAAGAAGTACATCGGTAAACATCGTGGTAAACCTGATGACGGTTATGTATGCTCATCTGAAAGCTTTATGACTGAGTATAATGAATGTCCATCAAGGTTTATACGAACAGTATTAGCTTATGGTAGCGATCAAGAAATGCTTGAGCTTGAAACTATTATGCTTCTGCAGTTAAAGACTCGTATGAGTCCACTGTACTACAACCTTTCAAACAATCTTAATAAGGAAAACTGATGGCTAAATCAAACGCTGTTAAACATGATTTCACTATCAAGCTTGGTGGTCAAAACTATGAGATTCAAATAAGCCCTAGCACTAACTATGGTTGGTTTGAACACAATGAACTCGGTGACGAGTCAGGTGGAGGTCTATGGTTTGATCGTGGTATGTTCTTAATTGACTACGATGGTGTATATGAATTACCTTTTGAAGTTAAAGATACACTAGTCAGGTTTGGTTATATTGATCCACTGGAGGCAGAGCAATGGTAATGATCGAGATTGATGACGATACTGAAGACGCTATTGTATGCGCCAGCTTGCTTAAAATGTATAAACATTTAAACAATGAGCGTAGCTACAAATACTTATTTAGTGTTGACTCACATGAGAACCTAGTGCAAGTACATATACTCCGAGACGCAGTCAAAAGAGTATACGAGTACTATAGCACGGATAAACTTGAATAAAATCAAGCCAACCGCAGACGGTACCTTATAGATACACACGGAGAATCTATGCAAAAAGTTGTAGTAACCTGTTGTTTTGAAATCAACCATGATCCTGAGACTATGGCTGATGTTGAGACTATTATCCATCATTTAGTAAGAGAGGATTTTTTATATCAACATGAAGGTGAGTCGTTCTATATTGTTCAAGAAGAGGTGATTAATGAGTAAAGACGAAGCATTACGCCTTGCATTGGAGGCGTTGGAGAAGATTTCCAGAACCCAATATCACATTGAAACTCCGCCAATTGAAAGTCTTGAGAAGAAGATGAGACGCATTGCTGACCAAGCCATCACCACCATTAAAGCCGCACTAGAAGCGAAGGATGAGCCTGTGGCGTGGCGTGATGCCGCAATCAGACTTGGCGAGGAGCTGTCTTCTGTTGGGCCTGATGGCTACTACGATATGGATGCAAAGGAATGGCTTGATTGGGCTATTGAACAAAACCCACGGGGCAAACATTCATTACCACAGCGCACATGGGTAGGGCTGACGGATGAGGATTTAAAACTACTATCTGCTGAATGGCGGATTGTTTATGGCGCATGGATGGATGACTTTGCCAAAGACATTGAAGCCAAACTCAAGGAGAAGAACACATGAACCGAGATAAAGCGTACACAATGTACACAACAGCTGAAGAATGTAATGAGGTTTCTCAAAACATTATGAAGGTACTTAGGTTTGGTCTTGATACTGTCTATCCTGCTGACGGTAAAGAAAGTAACAGACAAAAACTTGAGGAAGAAATGGGTCAATTAATGTTCTGTCTTAATCACTTGATCGATGACCTTGATCTGAGTGAAGACAACATTATGGCGGCTTACAATCAAAAAGCTAACACATGGTTAAAATGGAAAGCCTATTATGTTAATTGATACGTCTCAAGAAGGTGTAGTAAGAGTTACTATTGACTTCTTTGTTCCACTTACAGATGAACTTGAGTATAAGCTTGACTATATTCTGGATAGCATAGCTGAACTCGAGCATGACTATGATAAGGAGATTGAACTTGAAATCGCAAAGTGACTGGGATCTATTCTACATGAGGATTGCTGACTTAATATCTCAGCAGTCCTATGCAGAAGATCGTAAAGTAGGTGCTATCATTGTTAAGGATGATAACATCATTTCGTTCTCATACAACGGTACACCAAGAGGAACTAACAATGATACCCAAGTATATGAGGTTCTCCATGCGGAAGCCCAAGCTATCTCCAAAGTTACACGTTCTAATCAATCTACTTTGGGTGCTACTCTATATAGCACTCTTGCCCCTTGCATTGATTGCGCTAAGCTTATCTATGCTGTTGGCATTCATCGAGTTTGTTTTAGAGACAATTATAAATGTTCTAGAGGGATTGAGTTCCTAAAGGATCATGGTATTATCATAAACAATACACAACTACACGAAGCATTCATTGATCCAATGTTGCTGATTAACACAGGACTATACAATAATGACTGAAACAACAGCTATACTTGCAATCACATTAGTAGCGTTAGGTGCGTATAACTGGCATCTCCATACAATCATCCAAGATCTTAACGAACAACTTGATAACTTCATGGATATGGTCATGGAGATGGCTAAAGAACTTCAAGATCTGGGATCACCTAACGTAAAGGTTCTGCATGACAAAGAAAAAGAGGGACTATGAACGTCCTAAAAACATTCGTGTAACAGTAGCCTGTGTACCTAATGCTGAAAATGAAATACGTCAAATGTTCTTTGATTGTCTTAACGACTACAGCAAACGGTTCAAGGTACCAATCACAGATAAAAAGTTCGTAGTACATATCTGCTTAGTAGAGTATGGTGAAAACCAGAATGAACAGGGTGTGACTATCTATAATGATGTAGATAGACGTATCTTAATTCAACTAAGAGATCCACTGCTTAACGACTGGGGTACAAGTCACTATGTCATGGATAAGTTTATTAATATTCTTTCCCATGAGATAGTACATGCATGCCAGTACTTATGTAACAGAAAAATACCTAAGTTCCACAAGTTAGTTTACGATAAGAAAGACTTAAGTGAACAATATTTCTTTGACCCTTCAGAAATGGAGGCTCGAATGCTTGAGGCTCCATACACAACATTCTACGGGGATAATCTCTTATGAGTAAATTACGCTTATGCGTAGACATTGAAACCAATGGTTTCATTCCAGATGTAAATAAAATCTGGTGTCTTGTTGCTGTTGATTCAGACAACGGGAATGTCTACTCATTCTCAGACTATGACGATGAGCTACCAAGCTTATCTGAAGGTCTTGACTTCATATCCAAGGCTGATATCGTCTTTGGTCATAACATTATTGGCTATGACCTAGTAGTACTAGACTATATCCTTGGATTCAAACTACCTGAGACAGTTAAGGTAGTAGACACATGGATCTTATCCCAATTAAACCAGTATAAGCGTGAGCATAAACATGGTCTTGAGGGATGGGGTGCTAAATTAAACTACCCTAAGCTTGACTTCACTGAGTTTGATAACTACAGTAAAGAAATGCTTACATACTGTATCCGAGATGTTCAGCTGAATGTTAAGGTATACAAGGTATTAGCTGAAGAAGCTACTAACTTGATCCGTAAGTATCCTCTGTATAAGAAGGGTATCGAGGTTGAAACAGAGTTTGCTAAGATCGAGGCTGATATCCGAGCTAAAGGCTGGATGTTTGATATGGCTAAGGCTCAGACACTACTCACCGAGATCAACAACAAGTTAGATGCTATTGAGGCTGTACTTGAACCTAAGATTGGAATGAGGTGTATCAAGACAGATGGAAAAGACGAATACAAAGAACCCGCTTGGCGTAAAGACGGATGCTATACAGTCGCCACTGTTAAACACTTTGATTTACCGCAAGAGTCAGGAAGAACTACAAGACCTATTGAAGGACCATACTGTAGAATCTCCTTTGAACAAGGTAAAGTTGGATCAATCGAAGTCGTAAAAGACTGGTTGTACTCTATTGGATGGGTACCTGATGAATGGAATGTGGAGAAAATCAATGGTAAATTTGTTAACAAATCTCCAAAGATCACTGAGTCTTCGCTTCAAAAGCTTGGTGCAGATGCTATGCTGGTATCTGACTACTACACCATTAGAAGTCGTAAGGGTATTCTTGAAGGATGGATTAATGAAGTACGTAACAGTAAAGACAATCGTTTACATGGTCGTATGTGGACTATTGGTACTCCTACCTTTAGGTGTAGACACGAAGTTGTTGCTAATCTCCCTAGTGTTGACTCTGTTTATGGGAAAGAAATGCGAGGACTACTTGTATGTGAGCCAGGAACTACCATTATCGGTGCTGACTCAGCTGGAAATCAGATGCGTGGTCTTTGTCATTACATACGGAACAATGATTTTACTAATGAGGTAATCAATGGAGATGTCCACCAACGAAATGCAGATGCTCTTGGTACTAGCCGCAAGCTTGCTAAGCCTTTTCTTTATGCTTTTCTGTTTGGGGGTGGTGATGGTAAGCTTGGTCTCATACTTACGGGAAAGACAGATGCAAAGACGGGTAAGATTGCTAAGGAAAAGTTTGAGAACTCAATCCCCGGATTAAAGGAACTCAAGGACAACCTATCAAGTCTGTTTGATAAGACATCTAATACATTCGGTAAAGATAAAGCCTTCATCAGAGGTATCGATGGTCGTATGGTCTTTGTAAGCTCTCAACACCAAGTACTTAACTACCTATTACAGACTGCTGAAGGTGTCAGCTGCAAGGCTGCAGCGGTATATCTCAGAGACAAACTAAAAGAACGTAACATCCCACATTACTTTGTTCTACACTATCATGATGAAGTTGCTGTTGTAACTAAAGATGAGTATGCAGAAGAAGTAGCAGAGCTATCTATCGAAGCATTCACCGAAGCACCTAAGTGGTTTGGTATCGAGTGCATGGGTGGTGATGCACACACAGGTAAAACATATGCAGAGGTACACTAATGATTGAATCAGAAGATCAATTTGATGTAGCAATCATTGATGCTGATAGTATCTTATATCAGATTGCTTACATGCAACCATCCCCATCGTTATGTCGTAAGGCTCTTGACGATAAGCTCAAAGAGATTATGACTAACACTGGATCTATTCATGGTGCAGTCTTTATTAAAGGTAAAGATAACTTCAGGTATGCAGTAGATGCAGCATATAAAGGTAATCGTAAAGATACCATTGAACCTGAAGTTAAAGATCGCATTGAAGACTTATACGAATACAGTAAAGAGTTTAGTATACAGTCAGATGGTGGTGAGGCAGACGACTACTGTGGTATTGCTGCAGACCTTGCTCTCAATGAGGGTAAGCGTTATATTGTATGCCACATAGATAAAGATCTGGACTGCATACCAGGATGGCACTATAATTTCCGTAAGGATACTATGTATTACGTAGAGCCTGAGGATGGTTACAGGTTCTTGATGATGCAAATCCTTACTGGAGATGCCACAGATAATATCCAAGGACTACGTGGTGTTGGACCCAAGACAGCTGAGAAGCTAATCAATGGGGTTCCTAATAACCTACTGTGGTCAAGGGTTATTGACATCTGGAAAGAAAAATGTGGTGATAATTGGGAGCAATTCTTTTTGAAGTGTGCTAACTGTATCTACATTAGAGAGACAGCTGCAGACTTGATACCACTGACATTTGAAGAATTAAAGGAACGACTATCATGGAAGACTATGGACACTGGATTGCGCTCACAGAGCGACCAGCCAACGCCTTCGGATTCATCTACTACATCGAAAACCTCGAAACAGGAAGACGATATATCGGAAGAAAGCAACTCATAAGTGTATCAAGAAAACTTAAATCAGGCGCTTCAAGACGAACTGTTACACGCAAGGAATCTGACTGGAGAACGTACATGTCATCTTGCAGAGAGCTACTCGATGATATTGAATTGTATGGATCTGAGAGATTTACATTTGTTATCTACAAGTGGTGCATCGGTCCAGGAGATCTTACTTACAGCGAAGTACAGGAGCAATGGCAATGTGAGGTCTTATCAAGGGATATCCTCACTAATGGAGAGCGTGTCTGGTATAACGGAAACATCGGAGCAGTAAAGTTTTTAAAACCTAAATCATGAAGAAGAATAAACCTATCAAACCACTTGAGAAAGAAATCCCATCACTCAAAGATGAATTCAAATCTCAATTCAAACGTAAGAAAGAAACTCAACAAGAAGCTAAAGATCGTAGACAACGTATCAGAGAGTACCTAGAAGACCGAGACTGGAACTAATATATGTCAAGATGGATTCATACCGCTTGTCCTAAGTGCGACTCATCAGATGCTTTTTCATATAAAGAGAATGATGAATTCGGCTATTGCTTTTCGTGCTGTAAGTCAGCACCAACAGACCCTAACTTTAAACCAACTGTTTATCACAAACAAAATTACGATATGCACACACTAGAGGAAATCAAAGAGTATGACACAAGAGGCTTTCAAGAAAGAGGAATCACCAAACCAGTATCGGCTCATTACGGGGTTAAAGTTTCCTATGCTGAGGATGGCACTATTAGTAGCCACTTTTACCCTTATACTAAAGACAACGGTATCGTTGCTTACAAAGAGCGTAAGCTCCCTAAGACCTTTCTTATCCATGGTGACTTCAAGGGTGTACAACTCTTCGGTCAGAATGTATCAACGGGTGGTAAGCGTATTATCATCACGGAAGGAGAGCTAGACGCATTAGCTGTTGCTCAAGCTCAACATGATAAGTATGGTAGGTTCTACCCAGTAGTAGCCTTACCTTCAGCGTCTGCTACATCAATGATCCTTGAACAACGTGAATGGCTACGTAACTTCGATGAAGTCGTACTCATGTTTGATCAAGATGAACCCGGTAAGAAAGCTACTGATCAAGCAGCTAAGATCATTGGCTATGATAAGATCAAGGTAGCATCGTTACCTGAGAAAGATCCTTGTGATGTACTGATTAAGCATGGATCAGCTATGCTAATGAACTGTATCTTTGATGCACGTACATTCAGTCCTGCAGGTGTTGTTAAAGGTGAAGCTATCTGGGAACAATTCAAGCGTAAGAAAGAAACTACTTCTCTTCCTTATCCTGAATGTCTCAAGACTCTCAACGACAAGCTACATGGTATGCGCTTAGGTGAGATTGTATTGTTCACTTCAGGTACAGGCTCAGGTAAGAGTACAGTCATTAAAGAGATTGTACTTGAGATCCTAGCTAAGACAACTGATATGATCGGTATGGTATCACTTGAAGAATCTATTGGCGACTCTGCTGAGAAGTTTATTGGTATGCAGTTACGTAAGAACCTTCTGAATCATGATGTATCAGAAGCAGATATGTATACTGCTCACCAACAAGTGTTCGGTGATGAACGCTTAGTACTACTTGACCACCAAGGTTCTGTGGGTGATGAGTCTCTCATAGACAAACTAGAACACTTAGCCTTGATGGGTTGTAAGTATATCATCCTTGATCACATCACTATTGCTGTGTCTGAGGGTGCTAAGGGTCGTACAGGTAATGAGGCAGTTGACTCAGTCATGAGTGACCTACTTAAGATCTGTAAGAAACATAATGTCTGGTTAGGTGTTGTGTCTCACTTGCGTAAGGGTGAAAAGCCTTTTGAAGAGGGTCACTTACCATCTATTGATGACATCAAAGGCTCAGGCTCTATTAAACAAATCTCATTCGACATCATTGCTTTTGCTCGTAATATGATTGCTGAGACAGAACAGATGCGTAACACAATTAAGCTTCGTGTATTGAAGTCTCGATTCACGGGTATGACAGGTGACTGTGGTAGTACTAAGTACGACTCAGATACCGGTCGCTTAATGCAAACTACTTTTGTTGACTTTGAATAAATGAATCCATTAAACTATCTTACTGAACGTGTATCGAAGGTTGTTATCAACTCAGATAAGATCTACAATGAGGGTGCTCGCCTTCTAGCACACTATCCAACATGGGAATATGAACTTGAACGCTTTATTAACGAGTCGTGGGATACATTACTTCGTTACTGTATCCGAAATAAAAATGCAACGCATTCTGCCTCTGTTAAACTCACTTTCGCATCTGACCTTATCGGAAAAAGAATTGCAAGAGCTATCGGAGCTGATGAGACAGACATCAAAACAACTTTATCTCTTGGAGACTTACTGCTCGAAACTTTCCTCCAAGACGGACTGATTGATATCTTCAGAGAGTATGCTGGTTACAAGGCTCCATACATGGTACGCATTGTTAACCAAGCAGACGACATCAAGCCTACCTTAATTGGTACTTCATTCGACCCTTTGTTACCTATTGCTGGACTCTATAGTCCACTCACTAAAGAACCATTCATTAAGGGCTGGACTAACTCTAAGCTATTCCATGAGAACCTTAATAAAACTTTTGTACGTTCCCTTGAAACATTACGTCAACAACCATGGAAACTTAACATGCCTGTATTATCAGCTATGCAAGCACAGACTCCTAAAGAAATCCTTGAGTTGATTGATGAAGATGGTGTTATCAGGGAATACAACATACACCATGAGAACTTAGACTTACCTAAGAAGTTGTTCCATACAGACGGTACTAAGTTCCTTGGAAAGAAAGATCCTAAGCTACAGCGTATGCTCAGTAAATACTTTGAGTATATGCAAGTACTTAAGAAAGCAGAATTGATTGGTGAAAGAACATTCTATCAGGAAGTTTCATGTGACTACCGAGGTAGAGTGTACTATGCAGAATCATTCTTGGAGTTCCAAGGTAGTGACTTGGCTCGTAGCTTATTCTTGTTTGCTAATAAGAAGAAGGTTACTGAACGTGGTTTGTTCTGGATTAAGGTTCATACAGCAGCCTGTTATAACAAGTCATTCAACATTGACTCTATACCATCCTACTTTAAGACAGACTATAAGGCTTACCTTGAGAGTGAAGGCTTAGATACTATCTCTGTAGATAAGATGACACTGGAAGACAGAGTTGCATGGGTAGATAACAACATAGAGTTTGTTTATGAGACTGCTCGTATGAAGACTATTCATCAGGATGCAGAGAAGGCTTATAGCTTCTTAGCTTGCTGTAATGAGTTGTTAGGTTATAAGAGAGCATCAATGGAAAAGAAAGACTTTATGTCTGGACTACCTATACCTATTGATGGTTCTAATAACGGATGGCAACACTTAGCGGCTATGTCTAAAGACAAACAAGCTGGTACACTGGTGTCCCTTGTTCCTACACCTATCCAAAAAGACTTCTATGTAGCTGTAGCTAAAGAACTCATTGGTATTATGCCTGAGTACTTTGAAGAAAAGAATATGCCAATGAAACATATCCGTAAGGGTATTGCTAAACGAGGCTCAATGACTCGTGCATACAGTGCAGGTAAGCTACGTATCGCTAAGAATATGTATGATGACTGTCACGTAGAAGGGTTTACTGTTAAGTATAACATCACTGAAGAACAGTGTGACATACTAGCAGGTAACTTAATCAAAGCCATTAACACGGTCTGTGCAGGACCACTTAAGACAACCAAGTATTTACAAAAAATAGCTGAACATGAACTCAACTCAGGAAGAAATCAACTCGCATGGACAACCCCATCAGGGTTCCCTGTGGTATACAAGGCTTACCTCCAGCATGAACGGAAACAAAGAGGAACTATTAAAGGTATCCAAGGAAATAAAGACGGACGTGTCATGCACGTTATTAAGGTTGACGTACTTAACAAGGAAACTGGTGAACGTGTTCCTTGTAGACGCTCCTTTGCTTCTGGTATCAGTCCTAACGTTGTGCACTCATATGATGCTGCTCACATGGCAAACACTATCGTCAGCTTTAACGGTTCTTTTGGAGCAGTGCATGATAGTTTCAGTACACATGCGAATGAAGTTGATTTCCTACAAGAAGTAACTAAGCTTACCTTCATTGCACAGTATGATGTAGATAACTTCTTTAACATCATTCAAGATACCCTTATGGATAATAAGGATACATTCACCTTCAATCAACCTGAACTGGGTAACCTAGTACTCAGTGAGGTTATGGAATCTAAATACTTTTTCTGCTAAGAGTCGGTAGTGAACCGTCTCGGTGAGCCGGTACCTAATACCAGACAACAATTAACAACAAGGAACACATGAACTCATATCAACAACTAATCGCTAAATCTCGTTACGCCCGTTATCTTCCTGAAGAAAAGCGTAGAGAGAATTGGGATGAAACTTCTGCCCGTTGGGTAGCATTCTTTCAAGAACAACTTAAAGATAAAATTAATAAAGATGACTCTATCTGGAGTCTCTTAGGTAATAACATTAATAACCTTTCAGTACTTCCCTCAATGCGTTCTATCATGACCGCTGGTGAGGCTCTTAAGCGTACACACGTTGCAGCATATAACTGTAGCTATTTGCCTGTTGATAACCAACGATCCTTTGATGAAGCTATGTACATTCTCTTGTGTGGTACAGGAGTAGGCTTCTCTTGTGAACAACAGTATGTTAACCAGTTACCCTTTATCCCTAATGCCTTTGAATTTGTTGGTGAAATCGTTGTAGAAGACTCCAAAGAAGGTTGGTGTGAGGCTTATAAGATTCTTATCGATCACCTTTATGATGGTAAGATTCCTAAGTGGGATGTATCTAAAGTACGTCCAGCAGGTGCGCCACTCAAAACCTTTGGTGGTCGTGCCTCAGGTCCGGGTCCACTCGTAGACTTGTTCCAGTATACAGTAGATAAGTTTATGAATGCTAATGGTCGTAGGCTTAAGTCTATTGAAGCTCACGATATCATGTGTAAGATCGGTGAAGTAGTCGTAGTAGGTGGTGTACGTAGGTCAGCAATGATTTCATTGGGTGACTTAGGTGACTATGACCACGCTACAGCTAAGGCAGGTGCATGGTGGGAAAACCATGGTGAACGTGCATTAGCTAATAACTCAGCAGTATACAACAGTAAACCTTCTATTGGTGAGTTCATGAAGGAATGGTTGGATATCTATAACAGTCACTCAGGTGAACGTGGTATCTTCAATCGTGAAGCTTCTCAAGTACAAGCCGCTAAGTGGGGTCGTAGAGATGCTAATGTAGACTATGGTACTAATCCATGCTCAGAGATTATCCTTAAGCCATATCAATTCTGTAACCTGTCTACTGTAGTTGTGTCTCCTGAAGATACAGTTGAATCACTGAAGACTAAAGTTCGCTTGGCTACTATCATGGGTACTATGCAGTCTACACTAACTGACTTCCCTTACCTCCGTGATGTATGGAGAACAAACACTAACCAAGAACGTCTCTTGGGTGTGTCTATGACTGGTATCCTTGATAACCACATCCTTCGTGGTAGCAGTAATGAACATACATTACGCACTGTCCTTGAGACACTCCGTGATGTGTCCCGTGAGACTAACAAAGAGTGGGCAGCTATCTTAGGTGTTCCTGAGTCAGCAGCTATTACATGTGTTAAGCCTGAAGGTACTGTGTCTCAACTTACACAGACATCCAGTGGTATCCATGCTGGACATGCACCATACTATATCAGACGTATTCGTCAAGATAAGAAAGATCCATTGACTCAGTTCTTGATTTCTCAGGGTATCCCTAGTGAAGACTGCGTTATGAAGCCTGACCAGACTACTGTGTTTAGTTTCCCTCAGAACTCACCAGGATTTACTCGTGAAGACCTGAATGCTATTGAACACTTAAATATCTGGTTGACATATCAGCGTTACTGGTGTGAGCATAAGCCCTCAGTAACTATCTCAGTTAAAGATCACGAATGGATGGAAGTAGGAGCGTGGGTGTTTGAACATTTCAATGAATGTACAGGTATTTCTTTTCTTCCTGATGACGGTGGAACATATCGACAAGCTCCATACGAAAATATTGATTTGTCAGTTTATCACCGCCTCAAAGATACATTACCTGTTATTAATTGGGATTTGTTTTATGAAGACCGTGACAATGTGGAAGGTGTGCAGACTTTAAGTTGTGCCGCTGGCGGGTGTGAAATTTAAATGAAATGCAAAAATATAGGATGTCATAACGAAACTGCATCTTATTCTATTAATAACCCTAATAACACAGGCAAAGAATATAATGCTAATTACAAAGAATGTAATACTTGCAGACATTTAAGATCTAAATACAATATTACTTCTCCAGAAAGAAATAATCTTATCAAAGATCAAGATGGTTGCTGTGCTATTTGTAATACACCAATAGAGTTAGATGGAAAAGCAACTAAGCAGAGTGCTGTAGTAGACCACGATCATTTAACAGGTAAAATAAGAGGTATATTATGTGGTCAATGTAACAAAGGTCTTGGTATCTTTGGGGATACTCTTGAAGGCTTAAACAAAGCAGTTAAATATTTAGAAAGAATTAAATGAAGCTACTTAAATTTTCTGCAGCATGGTGTCAACCATGTAAGCAATTAGATAAAATCCTGACAGAAGCACTACCAGAGTATCCTGATATTGAGCTTGTTCATATGCCTATTGAGGACAACAAAGACTCAGTGTCTTACTATGGTATTCGTTCTGTACCTACTATGATTATTGTTGATGACAATGATCAGGTGTTACGTACATCGGTAGGCTTTGATGCTAATAAGGTTAAGCCTTTCCTAGCAGGTACCTAATAGAAATAAAGCGGGGTAGCTCAGTAGAAGAGCGCTGGACTCATAATCCAGAGGTCAGAGGTGCGACTCCTTTCTCCGCAACCAAACCCTCCGATAGTCAAGTGATTAGGTTCATGAGATATTCGGCACCAAGGTGTGCAAACATCTTGCAGTGTATAGTCACTGCGGTCCGACTCCACCGATACGGAGTCACCAAACAATGCGGGTGGTGTAATTCAATGGCAGAATCGAGAATGTATAAGTCTCGGGATGTGGTGTTCGATTCCCACTACCACCCACTAATCAAGGACAACAAGATGATTAATGAACATGACATAGAAGATCTATGCCCAAACTACTATGCTTCACCTGAGGAAATCCTCCATGATGATAGGGCGTATTGGTACGATGTAGAACTACAGGGCTTAAAACTACCTGAGGTATGGGGCAAGTATATCCTAGGTGATAACGTGCGTTCCTACGAGTTTAATATTAATAAAGGATATTATGGGTAAGGGTAGTGGAAGACGTACAGAGGATACAAAGAAGGTAATGGCTAACTGGGATGCTATCTTTGGTATCAAGAAAGAACCTAAGGGTTTAGCAGAAGAAGTCTGGAATGATAAGATGAGAGAGTATCAGACAGACATTGAAAAGAATTTGATTAAAGGAAATAGCAATGGCAATGACACCTCCACAACCTAAGAGTAATAGTTTGATTACTCAACTTACACAGCTGTATGCTGATAACTTCGTGACATACTATAAGTCGCATGGATACCACTTCAATGTTGAGGGTCCAATGTTTGCTCAAGGCCATGCGTTGCTGGAAGAGATTTATGATTTCTTGTGGGCACAACATGATATGCTTGGTGAACAGATCCGTCAGATGGATAAGGCAGTACCATGTTCTCTTAAGGATGTCTTAAAGATGTCTGAGATTATTGAATGTGATAGTCCTCAAAAGACAAGTAAAGAAATGTTTACATGGTTGAACAAAGACTTTGATTGTTTAATTGAGTATGCACAAACACTGTATGATGATGCTGACCTCAGCAGTCAAGGTGGTTTGGCTACCTTGATTGGTGATTACCTTAAAGACCTGTCTAAGCTGAACTGGAAAGTTAAAGCTACTATTGGAAAGAGTTTTAAATGAATGAATTAAAACATTACAACATCTTTGCCCTCAAAGGTGACACACAAACAACAGATCAGGATGTCTGCGCTACATTAGGTTTAGACCCTAGTTTAGCTAATACACCTCATATTAACGAAGCAGCTATTAGAGCTATGCACAAAGAAAATTATGACGCTTACATTAACCGTGGTATGGATAGTAATAGTGCTATCGCTATGGCTGATCAATTAGCCGCTGAAGCTCGTGCTCAAGTAAAAGAATACAGTTAAAAAAAAAAAAATAACCCCTACTAGGATAATTCCTAATAGGGGTTTTTTATTCGACTAAATATTAATCTTCATATCTCTTAATGAAAGCTAATGTACGCTCATCTTCAGACTTTTCATAGATAGCTTTTGATTTACTAATGTTACCACGATTACCTGTAGCACCATAAGTCATCTGACCAATACCTTCTTTACGGGCAGCAGTCATAAGCTTAGATGCAGTGCTGTTAACATTGTTACTAAAGTTACGTACCCATGAATCTAACCTGTTGGAAGGTCCACTGAGCTTTAACATTTCTTTAGATAACAAAGCAAGTTTCTTAAATTGACTAGGTGTAACAGCAAGGTGTTGTCTGATATGTTCTCCACCCATACTGTCTGTATCAGGGATAGAACCCGGAGCACGCCATCCATTAGCCTCTGCTTCTTTGAGCATTTGACTAACACGCTGTTGGTACTTTAACCATGACTCCTGAGAGTTATATCTACGACTTAAGAACAATTCTTTATAAGCACCATCATCTTGGATGCGATCATATTGTTCATCAAAGTAAGCACCAAGAGCAGGATAGTCACCCTTATCTCCGATACCTACAGGACGTGCATTGTCTTTAACTCGGTCAAACTCTGCTTGTTCAGCATCATTAATTACCTTAGCAAACTTATCTCCAAACTTAGCAATCTGTGGTATAGCTTGAGGAATCGAAACGTTATTATAAGCATTACGATAAATTAAAGAACCACCAGCTGAGGAGATAATAGAGTCGTGAACCCACAATGCAGGTGTAGGAAGCTTCTTATCTTTATTAACAAACAAAGTAGTAGCTTTAACTAAGTCTCCATCAATAGATTGAATAGGCATAACAACCATTTGTCTAGCTTGACTTGTGCCAATAGCATTATTAAATGCATCATACTTTTTAGTACGAGTATCAAAGAATAACTGAACACCTTTGGTAGCTGCAGGACTAGCACCCATCTGGGTTGACTCAATCTCTACAGACTGTCCAGCAGAATTAATAAAGGTATCTGTCTCATAAGACTTATACTTAATCATTACTGTTGAACCGTCTTTAAGCTTAACAGGTAATACCTCACCAGTACTATTTGCTTTATTAACAGGGGTTACTTCTACAGGGGTCAACAGATAAGTATCACCAGTAATACCGGGCATCATAACTGTTGTGTTAAGAATAGAAGTATAACGACCAATGTCTTTAAGAACTTGTGTTGACTTAGAATTAATTACTTCACGAAGTGTAGATTCAAGAGCATCATTAAGATCACTAGCAGCTTTCTCCATATCATTGCTATAAGCAGGACTATTGAGTAAGTACTCAGCCGCTTTGTCTTGGAATGAGTCAGCAAGTAACTCAACCATCATCTCTTTAAACATTGATGCATCTTTACCATAAGCATTTTGCATAAGAGGTTTCTTAAAGAATTCTTTAGCAATCTCTGCCTTACCCATATCATCCTTAAGAGACTTAAAGAAGTTCATCCAAGATGAGTTAGCTTCTGGTCTGTCTTTAAGCATGTGCTCAAGGTTAGCTACCATAGTATTCATAGCGTATTCACGCATGTCATCTAATGATGGATTAAATGTACCAAGGCGTACAGCATTATCTGGACTACCAAAGAACAATGCTTGTAAGAAGATACCATTCTGGTTACCGTCATCAAATGAATGATGAGTTAATGGTACATGTATACGAGCAGTAATAGGATTATCAAAGTTAGTCTTTAGATTAAGCAGATCTGTCCAAAGGTTTTTAGATCCCATAGCTTCACCCTTCTCCATACCAGCAAGGAGAGATTGGATATTATCTGTTGCATTCTCTGGATCAGCTAAGAACTGCTCAAAGTCTTTACCTAACTCAGCAAGCTTATTACCAATATTAATATTATACTTGGCAACAATACTTGCTGGTGCTTCTTTAACAATGTTAGGGTTAGAACCATCAACAGCAGAAAAGAAATAAATAACGCTATTCAGCATAGTACCAATAGCACCACGGTCTGATGGGCTTAACGCCTCAAGAGCCGCATGTTGTTTCTCTCCGGGCATACGGAAGATATTAACAGCTGTTTGTTTGAGTGACTCTACTTTCTTTTCATCAAACAGTTTATCACCAGTAACATAATCTTTAGCGGCAAAGCTAATCATATCTCTGATACCGTTCTTAGAACCCATATAGTCAGTATCATAACTGTTAGGGAAAAATCGTTGGTTAGCCAAGCTATGAATCCACTCTGAGTATCTAATACCCGGAGCATTTTTAGCATTCATAATATCAAACTCAAGAGTCTTAAGCTTATTGTTAATTACTTCTGTTGCTTGTTTCTCTTGTTGAGCTTCGAATTGTCTAACATCATCTGGGTTAGATGCATCAAAGTCTTTTCTAGGTTTAGTTTTTAACTTAGCTGCAATGTAGTCTTTCTCACTCACACCATTACGTTTAGCCGACCAATGATTACTCCATTTAATATTACCTTGTGGATCTCTTTCTAGGTATTGGTCTGCTGTAATTAAACCAAACTCAACTTCTTTATACTGAACGTCTTTAGGATTAAACATTAAGCCAATAGAACCAAGAATATCTTTAGTAGCTTCAGCAGCATTCATTACAAGACCCGGTTTACGGATAGATTGCTTAGTAAGTTGTTGTCTGTTAGCTGCAAATGAAGCACCACTACGATTAGGAGTAATACTAGACTTACGTCTACTGTAGTCACCTACAAGGGCTTCTGAAGCTGTTTGTAGATCACGAGCAATATCTTTAAGGTCAGGACTCATTTGTACTACAGGACGGTCATTAATATGGAATACTTTAATAGCACCACGATCAATAGCATCTTGAACAACAGCCTTAGACATCGCATTAATAGCTTTAGGAGATACCTTTTTACCAATACGGTTTAAACCATTAGTAGCAAAGTGTTTAACAGAGTTAATGAAGTCAAGCATATATGTTGCATCATCAATAGCTGATCCTGAGTCAGAGATTACTCGACCAGTACCTTCTTTCTCTCCCTTTTCTACTTTGCCTTGGGTAGCAGACTTAGCAAGCGATACACCAAAGACAAGACCGAAGTCAGCTAATTCTTCTGGAGAAGTAAAACCATCTTCGGCAGCAGCCTTAAGACCAGCAGCAATAAGTACTGGTGAGCCATCGGAAGAAGCCATCTCACTTTTAATACGTGCATTAGAAGTAAACAAAGCATCATTAGTTTGAGATACAATATTAGCTAATGCTGTTGCAGTTTTATCTGAGTACCTATCAATCTCATCTTCAGACATACTTTGTTTAGCAGTTTGTCGGGCACTAGCATTAAACATAGTGTCTTGCTGACCACGTAACAATGAGGATGTAGCTGTTTTAGCTTGACCATAAGGATCAGCAGACATACCTTGCATGGCTTCCATAGTATTTAACTGAGAAGCCTTTTCCATTTCTAGTTGAGCATTGTAGTCTGTTGGTGTAATAGTACGGAACTGAGGTAAACCTGTCATTGGATCAACAACAGGGTTACCCATAGCATCCATCAAAGGTTCTTGTACTTCACGAGCACCAAATCTAGAACCAGAAGCCATAGCTACGTCTTCAGGCGACCTGATAGGTTGTGCTTGCATAACTGCAACCTCAGATGGTGCTGTTGGTTGCGGTACGTCAATAGGCGTAGGCATGTATTGTTGGATTTGTGCTGGTACTGCTTTACTTTCTTCTTCTACTGGTGCAGGTACTTGACCCATCATATCAGTAGAAATACCTTGTAAAGCAAGTAGTTGTTCAGCAGAGATGCCCGTTCTTGGCGAGCCTAAAGGTGCAACTTTAGTTTGAATAGCCATTTATTTACTCCTTGAGAGATTCTTTAAGTTCTTTAGCCACAATAGGGAAGCTACCAATAACAGGTGTAGCACGAGCAAGCTGTGCAGCACCTTCAGCAGTATCGCCTTGGCTAATCATATAAGCACCACGAACAGGTTTATCTGCCCATGATATTACAGGTGAAATATCTTTTAATGTTTCATAAGACCACTTAGCTGGGTTGTCCAACACAGATGGTTTGTTTTGTGGGTATAGTGGCATCAAGCCGTCTACCACTCGTTCATACTGACCTAACAATCCTGAACCATAAATAGTACGTTGGATATTAGCTACATTACCTTTAATATAAGGGTTATCTTCTCCATAAGACAATTCATCTTTAAGAGCATTAGCTAACATAGAAAACAGAATAGCCATAGCAACAACAGAGAATGCTTGGTAACGCATACCAACACTACCTTCCATAATGTAGTTACGGTACAGTCTTGGTAGTACAGTGCTATGTAAACCAGCCATAAAGCGGGTCATAGCTGTAATCAAACGTAGTCGTGGATCGTGGTAATACTTAGGTAAGTTATGTGGTTGTGGATTGACAATCTTACCATCAATCATATTACCAAGTGTAGTGAGAATATTTTCTTGTAAGAATTTATAATCAGTATTAACAGGGAAGACATCTTCAGTAAGGTTTTTCTCAGAGAAGAATTTGTAAGGGTCTAAGTTGTTAGCATCAATATTATCTAATACTTTAATAACACCAAGGATATCCATACCAAACTCTTGTAACTCTTTTACAGCTTGACCTTGTTGATTAGTTAAACCAATACCAGTAGTAATAGCTTTAACACGATCTTCTTGAGGTATAGCTCTTAAGCTTTGTAACTTAGTAACAACAGCATCTGAAGCAAATGATAATGCAGACATACGCACAGCATCTGTAGTAGCCCTTAAGCCAATAACAGCTGCAAATACTTGCATAGCTTTTCTCATGTTACTGTTAGGTAACTCAAACTTGGCTTGTGTATTGTATCCACTTTCATTGTAACCAAGATGTTCAAACAATGAACGACCAAAAGACTTACGAAATAATTCTTCTACTTGAGAAGATATTTTAGCGTATTCTTTAGTATGATCTCCTTCTTTAGATTGAATCTCATTGAGCTTCTTCTCAAGATCAGCTATTTGTTTACGAATAGTAGCATAAGGGCTGTATCGAGCATAGGAGATACCTAACTGAGCAGAGCTAAAAGAAGCACCTGCATTAATATCATTTCTTAATTCTTGCTTAAGTGTATTTAAATATAAAGCAAGTTGAGCTTTTACTTGATCACCATTAGTTCCTAATGTAGCCATAGCTGCTTCGGCTTGGGAGCTTATAGCGGCTTTACCAAGTGAAGCTAACATAGTTAATGTTGTGCCCCATCCCAAAATCTTTTCTAACTTAGGGTATTGAGTTAATGGATTGTAATTACCAGTAACAATATCATACCAGTCTTTTACATTCTTAACAGTATCCATATACTGTTGATCACTGTCAAACTCTTTATTATCTTTAGCTTTTTGTAATAGTTTGGCTAATACCATTCCATCCTTACCTAAGAATACTTCATGTGCAATACGATGTGCAACACTTTCTTTTAGGTTTTCCATGCTATTAAACAGATTAGTTTCAAATACATTGTTAAGCTTAGGATCTGAAAAGACACCATGCTGAGACATCCAGTCTCTAGCTGCCTTAGCTAAATCAACATCACCAGACACTACATTATTAATTGCTTCATTAGCCTGTCTTCTGTTACTACCATTACTTACCATAGTATTAATAATAGCTTCACGATTAGCCATAAGAGTAGCAGGGTGAATTGTAGATGATTCAAACAAAGCATTAGAAGAATCTAAATCAGAGCTTGTTGTATTAAACCTGTTAGCCTCTGTCTTCATACGAATAAGAGTAGTATCTAAGTTGTCTTTCCAGTTTTGTAATTCAATATTCTGAGGAGAGTCTGAGGGTAACTTCTGTCCTTTAGACCAAGTACTTTGCCAAGCTTCTTTAACAAGAGTATTAGCTGTTGATACATTAGTCTTAAGATTACTTGCTAACTCTTCAGCAGTATTACCTGACCAACTACCTTGTAGTCGTTGTTTAAACCCTGAGTAGTTATCTCCGGGTAAAATACCTTTGCCACCAATAATTGATTTAAGGTAAGCCAAGTTAGTCTTAAATGTACCGTCTTCATTAGTAATAGATGGTATAGCGGTATCAACAAGTTGTCTGATAAGGCGACCCGGATCTGTAATAATAGATTTAAAACCATTCCAAGCACCTTCTAAAGCTGGTAAGCTTTTAAGATCAGGTACTGTTTTGTTTGTTGGTTCATCTTTAATAGACTTAACCATACTAACTGTATTAGCATAGGCATTAGGATCTTTTTCTCTGGCACGTAATACTTGATCGTTATTAAACGATTGTTCAGCACTAAGTTGTCTGTTGAATTCACTACGGGCATTTGCTAATGATTGCCATTCAGCATTGTTTTTAAGTTGTCCTGCTGTACCAAACATAGCACCCATAGTACCACCACCAATAGCAGCATCCATAAGGTTTTGATAGAAGTTACGTTCATACTGGATGTCAGTATCCCATACACCAGTAGTAGCCATCATTTCTAAATACTGCTGAGAAGATTCAGTTAAAGCTTCTACACCTGTAGATGATGTTAATTTAGCCATACCTCTTAAAGCAGATTCAGTAGATGCATATTGTTGTTTAGCTAGTGCAGCACCTGCCTTAGACATATCTACAAGCTCACGTTTAGTTGCTTGTTCAATCATATCTAACGCTGCTTTATCAGTCATAGCAGTACCAGTTTCTTTTAAAGATTTGTCTTTAAGTATAGCAACAATCTCATCACGACCAGATTTAGTTAGCACATTACCACTAACAAGCATACCTTCAAGACCTAGCCTATCAAGTACAGCAGAGCCAATACCTAATGTAACTGCAAGGCTAGCATTCTTTTTGTCGTCAGGTTGATCTGCATAGAACCCACCAGCATAAGACAGAGATGGAGGAACAGTAGACAAACCATATGCCATTAGAGCAGGAACACCTGCACCACCAGTAGCGGCAACAGAGGCTAACATAAGAGCCATACTAGGTAATGTACCTGCAATAAGGTTACCTGAGTATGTAGCTGTATCTTTAATAGCCGTCCAAGGATCGTTAGTTTTAATATCCTTAAAGGAGGTTAATGTATCAGCAAGGTCTGCTTGTTCTGCCTTAGTAGAACGAACCATTGTTTGACCTTTATCTGATAACCATTCCCATTCGGATCTATCACCAGTCATTTGTAGTAAACCACCAAGACTCTTATACATATCTAATGCGGATCTATGTAGTGTGGTACTAAATTGGTCATAAGCTTGATTCATCATAGTGCGATCACCACGACGAGTCATAACACCACCAACCATATCAGGGGTTGTTGCGGCTAGATATAAACGTTCTTTAGAAGTTTGTAATTGTTGTTGTAACTTATCCCTTGTTTCAGGTTTAAGTTGTTCTTCTTTAAGTATCTTTTCTAGACGTGAAATCTCTTCTTGTTCTGCTTTAACAGCAGGAATACCAATAGAGTTTTTAATTGCAGCATATAGCTTTTCATCTTGTACATTTATCTTAGGGAGATATAAAGGATTACCACCTGCCTTAGCAATAGCTTCTTCCTTACGCTCACGAGCAAGTCGTAGCATAGGATCAGCATTTGTAAGTTCAGGCATTACCCTAGATATAGCATTTAATGTAGCGTTTCTTTGTACTGCTTCATCGGTACTATGTAAATTAGTTCTTTGTAATCCTAATGCTGTAAGAGTATCACCAAGGGATTCACCTAATTTATTAGTCTGTCGAGCTAATACTCGATTGTAAGGGTCTCTACCTTCAGTCTCTAAATTAGTGTATCCACCTAGTTGTGCAATAGTATTAACATCTTCTTGAGATGTATCATTCTTTACTTGATTAGGAACAAATATACCACCCTGTAACTTCGCTGTCTCAGGGGCATTAAATCCCCTAAGACGATATGAAGTGTCACCAACTCTAATAGTATCAGGGTCAATAACTTTAACATCGGAATCTACAGGCTTACCGTTAATAGTGGTAACCGGAGACCCTGCAGCGTTCTTATTAGCTAATGCTAATGCTCGTGCGTCTTCTTCTAATGTGCTCATAGATTCCTCTTGTTTAAATTAAATATTACCACCAGTTGTTCTTAACCAGTATAACATGGGTGTTGATCCGGGTGCGCCCTTAGACATATCAGTAAACTTCTTTTTATCAGCTGAACTTAAACTGTTCCAACGCTTTTCAATCTGTTCACTGGCTTGTTCTAATGGTATACCCTCTTTTTTGTATGTGCTAATAGCATTACCTAAAGCAACTTGGTATTCAGCAGAAGGTAATTCAATCTTACCCTTGTCACCTTTAATAACATAAAGATCACGATTACTATCTGTCATACGAGTTTCAATAACAGCATTACCAAAGAAAGCTTTACGTAAACCTTCTTCTGTTAAAGTTGTTTTACCTGAACTCAAAGCAGAATCAATTGCTGCTTTCATAGCATTCTCAGACATCTTAGAAAATGATGTTGATGAAATGTTTGGACCGAGATCTTCTTTAAGTAGTAAGAAAGCTTCTGCATGACCTTTAGCTTCATCTTCTGCATTGTAATTCTTTTGTTTACCAAAAGCATTACGCAAAATAGGAGTTAAACGGTTTACAGTAGAATCCCTCATATTCTTTTTGTTAGACTCGTATCGTTCTACTGTTTCAAAACGATTTAACTCTGCTGGTTTAATATCTGCCCATTCTCCTTTAGGGTTAACAGTTTGGATATTACCTTTAAAGCTTCTATACATTATTGGTTTACCATTAAAGAAACCTTGATCAGGTGTACCTGGCTTAGCTCCCTCTTTTTCTTCAACATTCTTATTAGCTTTAAGAAATTGAATAACAGCTCGTTGTTGAGATTCAGTACTTGCTTGGCTATAAAGGGTCATAGCTTGTGCACGAACTTCAGGAGAAACATTTTCACCAAGAGCAGTACGGTAGTCGCTGTCTAATCTCTCACGGAGTTCACGGGTGTTTTTAGCAGATTCAGCTTTAGAAGCAGCTTCAACAGCTTGACGTTTTTCAGCAGATTGAAGTGTGTTTAAACCAGCAAATCTTAATGATCCACCTACAGAACCTCCCGTAAGCATACCACCAGCAGCTAATATAGAAAACTTTAATAGTTCTTGATCACTAAACAGACCTGATTTACCAAATAAACCGGATATCATATTGGATAGCATACTTTGTTTTTCTTCTTTGGGAAGAGGCATAGCATTTACTTTATCAAATGTTTCAGATAATTGATCATTTAAGTTACCTGAAAATTGACCTAGCTTATTAAACCGATCTTTATCTACAGTTGTTTTAATACCTTCACCTTGCATAGTATAAGGTACTTCTTCTTTAGGTATTTCTTTAGATACTGTTGGAGGAACTTCTAAGTCAGCATCATTACCTGCAATAACATTACCCATTGGGTCAACATTAACAGGATAAGTATTAGTAGCTACTTTAGGTACATCTATTACTTGTGTTTGATCTACCGAAATAACATTACCCATAGGGTCAACATTAACAGGCATATTAGTAGAAGCTACTTGAGGAACTTCTAATTGATTGTTTCTTTTGAAACGTTCAATTTCACTGTATGCCCACTTTTTATCGTTAGGTGTTGTGCTTGGGTCTTTAATTATTTCACTTAAACGAATTAAATCATTTTGATCTTGGCTAAAGCTAGGCTTAGTAACAACAGGTATTTCTTGGGTAACGGGTACAGCTGCTTGTGCTGAAGGGATCAAAACATCTGTGGCAGTTTCAGCTACCTTACGAAGATCATTAACTCGGTTAGACCAACCTTCTTTAAATTTCTTTTGAGAAGGGTTATTCTTAACTAGTTCATTAACATACTTTTGACGTTCATCAAGGAACTTATTAGGATCACCACCAGAACGTTCAAATAATTTTTTAGCTGTACCAGAACCTTTATTAAAAGCAGTATCAAAATAAATCTCACGCATAGCAGGATCTAATTTATCAATATTGTTTTTATCCCAGTAATCTCTCTTAGCAATTTCTATTGCTTGTTCTTTGGTAAGATTTTTAATATCGAGATTAGGATAAGCCTTTTGACTAATACCGTATTTGGTTGCACCACCTTTATCGCCTTTAACTTTGTGATAAGCTTTGTCTTCACTTGGGTATTCTCTTTGGAATACTTTTTCAATAACAGTATCAAAGTCTGAGGATGGAGTAGCTAACGGAGCAACAACAGGTTGTTGTGCAGGTATTTGTTGACCACCAACAAAATTAAGGAATCTATCTACATAAGAAATATTTTCATCACCATCTGCATAGCCAGCTGCTTGTTGTACTTGCTGTGGTACTACACCATATGTACCGTTGTTATAGTGTTGCATATCAGCAGAACCACGGCTGAACACATGCTCAGTACCATCATTGAATGAAGATCCGGGTACGTCTGGGTGTTCATAAGCTAACGATGGTACACTCATTGTACCTTGAGCATGATACTTAGCCTGTCCAGGAGCGTCTGAGTATCGTACATCTACTGCACCATCACGAAGACGGTTAGCTTGACGACCTTCTTGAACCATACGCTTAATAGCTTTCTTGTTCTTAGGATCTTGAGCAGCAGCACGAGGAATAACTGCTTCTCCGGGAGTAAGCATAGCAGGAACTGTATCAGTACCTTGTGCTTGGAACAAGGGTTTAGGTAAGTTACGCTGACCTTGTTTGAACATACCAGTATCAGCTAAAGGATTCTGTGTAGGGATACCAAGCTTTTGCTTGTTTATCTTAGGAGCTGGAATACCCATCTCTTTAAGTTTAGCATTGTTAACTTGTTCTTTATGACCTAAACCTTGATTAGCTTTTGCGGCTGCTTCTTGAAGTTTAATTTCATGTAATTGTTGTTTACGCATCTCATCGAGTCCCATCTTAGATGCTTCACGAGCTTCTTTATTTTGGAACTTGAGATACTCTCTCTGTTGTTTACCTGATAATGGTGCCATAGTATTTCCTTAAAATATTCCTAGCTTCTTAGCTAACAATGCTCCACCGATAACCATACCAACAGGACCAAGTGCGGCAAGAGCAGCTTCACCACCAGCTAAGGCGGCTCCACCGGCAGCAGCAGTTGGGGCGGCTACTGTGGCACCTGAAGCACCTACACCTAAAGCTAAATCTGCAGCAGCAGCTTGAGATGCGGCAAGAGGTGCAGCAGCACTATAAGCTTTAGCTGCTTGTGTAGCGCCAGTAGCAGCAGCTTCAACACCTTTACCCATCAGCATACCACTTAATTGCTGTTGAGTTTGATCAGGCACACGACCTAACGCTTGTTCTGTTGATGGTTTAATATCTGCACTCATAGGTGCTGACATAGGTTGCATTTTAGTCCATGCCCATGGATCTTCATCTATACTAGTAGAACCATAAGCATAACCCGGTACACTCATTGTGCCATCAGCAAAACCTGTATCATAATATGTTGGTGGTTCAATAACAGGAGAGTTACCACCACTAGTAGGAGGTACTGAAGGTTGAACTTGATCTTTAGTTAAATAAGTATTACCATAAATAATAGATGTGCCCATAGCAGTCTTTTCTGGACGCATTTCTCCTGCTCCTTTACCACCACCCATAGCGGGTTGTTGTACAGAAGGTTGTTGTACAGCAGGATTAACTGAGTTAGCAGTACCTTGCTGAGGAAGTGAGAATACACTTGGAGAAGCGCCTGTTGGTGTTCCTTGTGGTCCAGCCATTATTTACCTCCAGTCGCTTGTTGTCTTGCGGGGTTACCATAGATAGTCGAAGCATAACGCTGAAGACCCTGCCAACCTGCGTCAAGACCTTGTTGATCAATACCCCGTTGTTGTTCTCCAAGTTTAGAAATACCTGACACACCTGATCCAGCAACACCAGCCGCTGTTTGAGCGCCTGATTGAATAGCTTGTTCAGCTGCAAGACGATTCTTAAACATGTTAGATTCGTAGTCAGCATCTACTTTAGCTAATTGACCTGTGGTCTCAGCGTTCTGAGCGCCCTGCATAACTGCCTGACGAGCTGATCCTAAAGTACCTGAAGAACCAAAACCAGTATTAAGTCCGGCTACTTTCTTTTGAGCATCCTGAACAATACCTGCTTTCTGAGCAGCAAGCACTTCAGCGCTTGGTGTAGTAGCTAAACCAGTTAATCTCTTATTCTGATCTTGAAGAGCGGATACAGCTCCTGCAGTAGTGCCACCTAACAGTTGAGCACCAGAGCCAAAAGCTTCTTGTTGTAGTGTTGATGCACCAGCTACTTTACCCAGATCACCTGAGGCATAACCAGTCTCTGCAGCATTACCAACATTTTTTAAGTATGGTTGTGCCCAATCAGGTATACTACTAACAGTATCTCCACCTCCACCACCGTAGTTCTTTTTTAAGGAACCATTAATTTTATATTTCATTCTAAATCCTTTCGCATTACTACGTAAGCTTCTTTAAATCCTGGCACATACTTTGGTAGTACCTTTGCCCATCCTGGACGACCCCATTGTTCAATAGCTTTACAGCCAGAATCACGGGCAAATTGTTCCACTGTAGGAAACACCTTAGACTGTTCTTCAAAGTCACTACCAGAAAAAGCAATGATGTGAAGTGTTTTATGTTGTGAGTATTGTAAGTATTGAGTAAGTCCTACACCAATAATGTTTAAATCATTATCTACTACCGCCCAACACTGAACATATTCATTGAGGATCTTCTTAAGGTAGTCCGTAAGTGTTGATTCTCCTTGACTGTGTTCGATTACTTTATTTAAGTAACCTGATATAATAGACCAATGCTGAACTGTTTGGTCGGGGGTTAGTAGAATTATTTTCATATGATTTATTATGGTGGTGTAGGAAATACTACGTTAAAAGGATATCCTGATTGCTGAGGTATATCACGAAGTTCTTGACGATATACTGCCCAAGCTTCCTGTTGTTGTTGTGTAAGAGGTCCATTAGGTATTTGAGTCCAGTCACTTGAGTACAAAAGCTTTTGTCTTTTAGGTAATACATATGCTATTGCTAAGTTCTCAACTAATACCCATTGCTTTGTAGTGAAATTAAATACAGCATAAGGGCTTGTCTTAGGTGGAATTTCTACAGCTACATTATCTTCAATGTAGTAAACAGAAGAATCTATCGAACCTTCAACATAGCTTTCACCAGATTGAATTTGAGAATCAATATTATCTGTCTGAACTGTTTTTAGAATTTCACCTGTATCACTTAAGTAAATTGTGTATATCATCGTTTTGTCTCAATCGCAAATAGTGAACGGTTAGAAAGACCTGCATAAGCAATAATCAAAGCGCCAACTGGTACTTCAGTAATTACTTGGAGTCTATATGTGTAAGTTCCAGCAGTAGGTGTATCACTATATATCATTGAAGGATTACGACCACCATACATTAAAATTGTTGAATCTCTCACAAGCCTATATACAGGATAATCATCAGGATAAGTTTCAAATCCATCAAAATAACCACCAATAATAGGACTACCTGAGGCAGTTATATAAACTTGACTTCCGTTAGTTGTAATAGTAATAGTTTGAGCATCTTGCCATACGTTAGCTTCAGTGTTTACATATCCTGTACTTGTAAAAGCACTAGATGTTAATGTTACAGCATTAAGGTTAAGATTACCTGTAGCCACTACATTACCATTCAATGACATCTGAGTGTTATTAAATGTTATATTAGTAGTAGCGTTACCTAAAGCAAATGTTCCAGTAGCATTAATAACAGCGCCTGAACCAGTCATTGTTGTACCAGATACTACAGGTGTACTACCTACTCTTAAGTAATTAGTCCACACAGTATCTGCAGCAATCTTGTCTGCATTAACAGCCCCTGCTGCAATCTTAACTGCAGTAATAGCGTTGGCTGCAATCTTGTCTGCTGTAATAGCATCAGCATCAATCTTAATTGCAGTGATTGCATTAGTTGCAATCTTATCTGCAACAATAGCTCCTGCTGCAATCTTAACTGCAGTAACAGAGTCTGCCGCAATCTTATCTGCAGTGACAGCGTCAGCGCTAATCTTAACTGCTGTAATAGCATTAGAAATAATCTTGTCTGCAGTAACAGCATCTGTTGCAATCTTATCTGCTGTAATAGCATTAGAACTAATATTATCTGCTATGATAGCATTAGCGGCAATCTTACTGGATACAATAGAGTCAGCGGCAATCTTAGCAGATGTAATAGCATTAGCTTCAATCTTGTCTGCAGTAATAGCGTCAGTTGCAATCTTAACAGCAGTAATAGATCCAGCACTTATTTTATCTGCAGTGACAGCATCAGCACTAATCTTAGCGGCAGTAACAGCGTTAGCCGCAATCTTATCTGCTGTGACAGCGTCTGCTGCAATTTTAGCGGCAGTAACTGCATTAGCTGATATCTTACCAGCAACAATAGCGTTAGCTACAATCTTATCTGAAGTAACTGCATCAGTAGCAATCTTTGTTTCTGTGATAGCGCCTGTATTGATCTTAGCTTCTGTAATAGCATTAGCCGCAATCTTAACTGAAGTAACAGCATCAGTAACTAACTGAGCAGCAGCTACTGTATCTGCTTTAAGGTTACCATTAACAGCATCAATAGCGGCAATATCAGTCTTAGCCGCAGTAACTGCATTAGCGGCAATCTTAACAGATGTAACTGAGTTAGCAACTAACTGTGCTGCATTTACTGTGTTAGCTTTAAGGTTACCTGTTGTTGCATCAAGAGCCGCCAAGTCTGTCTTAGCCGCTGTAATTGCACCATCTAATACTTTTAAACTACTTACAGCACCGTTAACAATTTGACTTGTATCTACTGTATCAGGATTAAGATATCCTGTTAATGGACTGATAGCGGCTAAATCTGTTTTAGCGGCTGAGATAATACCATCAAGAAGTTTTGTTGCAGTAACAGCTGCTTCAGCTAACTTACCAGATGTAATAGCTCCATCAACAATGTTACCATTAGATACAACACTACCATTAAGACTTAATACTGAACCATTAAATGTAATGTTAGTATCTGAGTTACCTAATGCAAACTTACCATCACTGTATATCCTTGCACCAGAACCTGTCATAGTTGTTCCAGAGATTACTGGATTACTTCCTACAACTAACAGACCTCTAAAGATAGCGTCATTAAACTCAGCAGAACCTGTCTTATCAATCTGCCAACCTGCAGAACCCGGAACATAACTTGCTGACTGAATAAAGTTACCAATGTAAGCATTACTGATAGCACCTGTAGCAATATAAGTAGATATATTAGCTTCTGTAATAGCGTTAGTTGACCTGATTACTGTGTTATCTAAACCAGCAATAGTTACTTGTCCACCACCGGCATTGTTGATAGTACCATCAGCGTTAATTGATACGTTACTATTAAGCCAACCATTGTCTGCAATGATTCGAGTGTAGTCAAGATTAGTACCAGCACCAAAGATAACATTACCTGAACCATCTTTAATAGTAAGGTTATTAGAGTTAATATTACCAGCTGTAATAGTATTAGCGGCAATCTTATCACCAGTAATAGTGTTACCTGCAATCTTAGATGCATCAATAGTTAATGCACCGATATTACCTGCAGTCAAAACACCTACTTGAGCTGTGCCGATAGCGGCTCCCTCAATATAAGTTGAAATATTACTTGAAGTAATTTGACTTAGATAAGCAAAGCCACCAGCACCTAATGTACCTAAGCTAACATTACTATTAAGAATACCACCGGGAGCATTACTTAAGTCAACGTTAATAGCACTAATTCCTGAGGCAGTAACTTGACCACCACCAGCGTTTGACAGTGTACCGTCTGCATTAATACTTACTAATGAGTTTACTACAGCTGTGTTAGCACCTGAAGACACGCCTTGAATCTTACCAAATAAATCAATAAAGGTTTTATTAGCTTCTAAGTCACCTGTGTAACCTAACCCAACGATTGATACTTGACCACCCCCTGCATTAGATAATGTTCCATCACTGTTGATAGATACATTACTATTTAACCAAGATGAAGAGGGACTAATGTTAGTATAATTCAATGGATTAACTGAAGATAAAATAATATTACCTGAGGAATCTCTAACAGTTAATCCACGAGTAAGTACATTGTCAGTACTTAATAGATTAGTAACCATCTTATCAGATGTAATTGTATTCTCAACAATCAAGCTACCAGTAATATAAGTAGTAAACAATACCCAATCAGTTACGTATCTGTATATAGTTGCATTATTATAGTTGTTATAACTAACAGTTACAATATCTCCTGCTACAGGTGTTCTACCAATAGCGGCAATAACCTCTGCGTCAGTTGGAGCAGTGCTTACGTTAGCTGAACGTGTAATTACAAATGTAGCAGCTCCATTAGAACCAGCATCTCCATCAGTACCATTATATGCAATACCTCTGATAGGATTTGATGTAATAGTCCAGTCAACTAGTGATGTTGTTACAGTGGCTAATTCATTTAGTGGTACTGTAATACTCCATAAGTAACTACCCGGAGTTGTGTCGCTTGGTGCAGATGCAAACCAAGTAGCTGGAGCTGTAAAGCTACCGCTTGACCATGTATACGTAGATGTTGTTGTTGGTCTTGCTGGAGGTGTAGACGATGTTGTCCACTTGTAAATAGTAGGGAAAGCAGACATTCTACCTGCTGAACCTGTTGCTCCTGTAGCACCATTGTAAACAACGGGCATACTAAGGTTCTTAACAATAGGAGCGCTGAGATTAGAACCATTAACAGTAAGTGTTACATTGATAATTGTCGTTGAAGACAATGGCACAACATTTATTCTATCTAAATTTGATGTTGGTATTGTTGTACCAGACACAACCCAGCTGTATGTTGGACTATTAATGTTAGCTAATACAGCAATTAACTCTGTAGATGCCGGAGAAAAAGTTCCACCAATAGATTGAACAAAGTTAGTATAACCAGAGATGTCTACTGTTGGACCACTAACACCTTGGATACCCGGATCAGAGAACACAAGCTGAATATTAGATACACTAGCCTGTGATACAATACCTAGACTATTTTTAAATCTAACAGGAACTGTAATAGTTGCGGGTGTTCCTGCCATTGCTGAAGGAGTATCCCATAGGGCATACATACCGGCATCAGTAGGTGGGTTAGTAAATGTAATGTTAGTATAGCTAATATCACCAAGACCCGTTGTTGGGCTGTTACCAATACGCCATGTATTGTTAGTGAATGCAGCATCAGAGTCTGTAGCAGCATTAACATAAGGAACTAACACACTGGCATTAGATGCGTACAGTCGTGGTGTAATACCCGTTAGTACTGGTGTCAGTGGAGAACCTTGCCTTGTAACCTGCAGAACAGAAGGTGAGAAGTAAGAAGTAAAAGAGTCAACAACAGTAATATTAGTACCTGAAGTAACCACATCAATGTCAATAGCTGTTCCTGGGTCAATAGCCCAACCAGAGGCTGGTGCTGTTGTACTAACAACTAGGTTAATCTTTCGACCACCGACTGACTGATAAAACAAAAACTTAGTTGTACCAAAACCACCAGTAACTTTATACCAAGTATATGATGCTGGTGTTGATGGCTCACTAGAAGTATCTGAGTTATATATACCATAATACTGTTTATTAGTTGGTGAGTCAGTCATGTTAGTACCGACATTATCATCAGCATACTTAACAGCTAAGTACCTAAAGATATAACCAATGATATTGCCTGTACTGTCGCTGATAATACCTGTGTTAGGGTTAGCTGAAACACCATCAACGGTTCCACCGCCATTTGTGCCTTCTAAAACAAGCTGTGAAAGAAAAGCATCTAGCTCTTTATCACCTGTAATAGGTGGATTAAACATGTTACCTCCGATCAGCGGGTTTAGCGTCAAGAGCCATCATAGCCAAGCGCCAATAATTATTTGCAGTAATTCTGTAGTTAATAACACGACCATTAACTCGTGGGTCAACTTTGTAACCCTGTGATTTGTCGTTATTAGGTAGGAAAGTAAAAGTATCTTTTAAAGCAGGATCATCAACAGATAAGTCAACATCCTTAACATAATTGTTCTGACCGACAACCCTAATAGTAATATTAGAGTCAATAGGTACGGTATCAAAGATAGGATACAGAGATGTAATTATAGAACTTCCTGTTACATCTCCTGTATTAAGTTTCTTTTTCTCAATATAAGAAGTGTATGATGCTAATGCAGTACCATTCCACATTTGGTATGCATCAGACTCAACAAGTGTTTGTGATGTAGTAGTTGTAAAGTATACTACTTCTTTACCATATTGAAATGTATTAGATACATTAGCAGGACCAAAGAAAGAGTAAGTCATGTTTGTGGCTTGACGTTTACTCCATGTATTATTCTTATAATTATATATAATAACTTCATTACATACTGTAGAAGATCCTTTAGGATAATTAATCCAGATCTCTTTATAGAAGGCATGTCTTGTTACATGTACTTTGTCAATAGCATTTTTATTAAGGTTATTAAAGAAATACTTTTTAATTCTGAAGTCAGCAATAGAGTCTATCTGACCTGAACCATTGTGAATATAGATGTCATTACGATCAACAACAAAGTGTTTACCATCAAACTCACATACACAGTCTACAGATAAAATACCATAAGACCTGCTATAAGGTACAACTCGTGTACCATTAACTCCAATAGACAATATACTGATACTGTCTGAAGAGTATATAAACATATTACCTCGTAGCTCAGACATATCTAGGATAGGTGAGGTAGAGTTAATTTCAAATTCATCTGCGGTATCTGTTGTTGTTCCGGGTTGCCATACGCTAGGGATAGCGCCTGTAGCAGCCTGAACAGATACTCGTACAGTACTTGGTGCATAAGTGGTTATGCCTGTATTGCTGTCTGCAATAGTCAGGTTAGCCGCAACAAGTGAGTAGTTAAGAGATCTAACTACTTTAGCAGTAACAGTTAAGTTACTTAAATAATTCCAATTAGGAAGTGGGAGAAATGCTGATCCAGCATTGATGTCTCCGTATAAACAGTATAGTGGTGTTGACTTACCATTGTTAATAACAATAGCATAACCACCATTAAATAATGTACCTTGCCAGTCACTGTTCGTATATAGAGAACTAGAACTAGATAACATTGAAGAGGAGCTACCTGCAGCATCTACACGAACAATGTTACCGTCCTTAGCAAAGATATTGTAGCCTTGATCAGGTCGTCTCCAATGAATGCCATAGTCAGGAGCGATAGAAACTGTTCTATAAAGAGACTCTCCTGTAATTGTTGATACAGATTCATCATCAAATCGTACATTGAGTACGTCTGTAAATGTATTTGGTGGTACAATCATAGGAGGTAGGTCAGGGTTAAAACCGCCTCTACCTAGTTGTTCGATTGGAGTTGCCATGGGATATCCTTTTTATTACTAATAGGTACCGATTAAGTTTTGTTATATTCTTCTTCAGTTAACAGACCTACTTTATATTTATTATCTGGTCGGAAGATAGTTAACTTCTGACCACGCATTTCAGGTGCAAAAGAGATATGAGTCCAACGACCATACTCATGGATCATCTGATCAAACTTAATACCTGCGGCTTCAATAGCTTTACATACAGCAAGGGGATTACCATATGACGAAGTAAAGTCAATAGCCCATCCGTCCATATGTGACGATACTCGTGAACCACCTACAGCTACATTTACTTCAGGTAGTCTCAACCAAGAGTTAACGCTGATAGGTTTACCGAGGACAGCTCTAATCTGTTGCATACCCTCAGCAGCTTTCTTCATATTCTCAAGTTGACGTTCATCGGGTTGATTGTTGATACCCATTCGAACAGCTGTGTCTGAGTGTGTAGCTTCTTCTAATGTAAAGTTTTCACTTAGCTTTGTCATTTCTTAACCCTGTCTGCAATCTTTTCCATTGTACGACCACCAAAGTAAAAGGACATAACTAGCATACCCCATTGACCCAGTAGCTCAACATAAGCCCCACGAGTTTCATACTCAAATATTGAAGCAATAGCAAAGCCTGAGTAGGCTACTAAAAGGAAAACTAGAGTTAATGGACGTATATTCTTAGACATCCATGAGTCACTCACCATATCTGCTTGCATACGCTGAGTTAAATTATTCTGTTCTGTTTCATAAAGTTTGGTTTCATTAGCCATCTTAGCTAACTCACCATCTTGAGCCATCTTCTGTAGCTCCAACTGAGCTTTAGCTTTCTGCTCAGGGTCTGGGATAAGCTTATCAATCAGCTTACCGCCTACGTTTAATAGGGCTTCTAATCCTAACATATATTTCCCTTCTATGCGTACTTATCAAAGTGTGTCTGGTTATTAAATATTTCTATCTCAACAGTAGTCTGTCTAGCTCTTTTGTGATATAGTTCTAAAGCTAGTTCATCAATGGCTTGTCTAATTTCATTAGCCTTAAGTTCTTGTTCATACTCAGATTGTAATCTTTGAACCCTCTTTTCGAAAGCTATTGATCTTACATCATAAGGAGTAGGGAAAACAAAGGGATACCATTTATGTAATGAGGTAATCATTTAATACCTTCTCTCTCAACAAGATGTTGATAAAGAATAACTACCTTACTTCTTAGTTCGGCACTGTCTGCAGTACCAGCCCATTCAGGTAGGTTATTCCAGATTAACACTAAATCTTCTTTATTACACTTAGAACCATTAAGGTCTAACCACCGGTTAAGGTGAACGTGTCGTTCAGATGGATTGTGTATTGTTATACCTAATCCATAGAACTCCACTGTAGAGCATCTAATCGTCTGAGAAGATGCTACTGATATCATCGATAATACTACAGCTAGTAGCCACTTCATTTTATATGAAGTTTATTATCTACTGCTAGCCATACAGCACCAAAGAATGTTCCAATAATAATTATTGGTTTAACCGCCTTGGCAAACCATTCAAGAACAATGAATGCACCTTGAGCTGCATTGAAAGCCTTAACGACTTCTTCTGTACTTTTATCTAGCTTATCTACTTTAACTTCTAACAAAAGAAGTCGTTCATATATTTGTGAGTGACTTATATCTTGTTCTTGAATGGAATCCATATTACACCTTTACTTTTACGTCCTGAATGTTGTCTTCAGGTTTTGATTCTAGTTCTTGTTTAAGCAAAGCAAAGAAAGCATTACGACCCACCTGAAGTTGGTCTACATTAAACTTAGCTGAGTCTAATTTGCGATCTAAGTCTGCAACATGATTCAACAACATTTGTTGCTGTTGTGTCATGTCTTCGTATTTGTATTCTACATCGTCAATAGTAACGGGGGTCTTTTCATTTTTTCCCATGATTATTTTCCTTTTAAATTGCCACCAAGATTAGGTGGTGGCTTCCTATTAGATTGTAGATGTAGCCCAAGGCAATGGCGGTGTCACCACTGTTGGGGTAATCTGTAATTGAATTTGCTGTTCAACAGAAGCTTCTGTGGCAGCCTTATCTACGCCATTAGCCCAGATCCAACCAAGAACTTGTTCCTGTGTCAGATCTTCGTAAGGTGTAAAGTCACCCTCAGGTGAGGGTACTGAGCAGGTTGAGTAACAGCTTGCCGTGTGGGTATCATTAATACCCGCACAAGTCCAATGTACTGTAAACACTACATCTGCTTCATCACCCACTTGTGGGTAACAGTCCATTGATGTAACTGACCATTGATATTGTGTAGTCATAATTTTCCTTTATTTATTAAATACCTGCGTCTGCAAGGCGTTTGCGGAGAGATTGAATCTCAGCCCACATTACAGGAATGAGAGCAGAAGCATCCATTTGTTGATACACAGGATTTCCGTCAACATCCACTGCATCTTTTACACCAGTATGTGCATACTCAGGTGTTTCGTGAGCAATAAACATTGGGCGCTCTTGTGTGGCACCTTTCATTTTACCCATGTAAACAGGAGTTGAATCGATTAGTTCACCACTACCAGTTACAGGACCAATAATATCTTTAGCTCTGTAATCAGAAGTAATGTTGTAAGCAACAAGACCTGCACCTCGGTTGTAAGAAATTGTACCTCGAACAGTTGCGGTTGTCTCTGTTTCAAAAGACACAAAGTTGTTATTACCAGTAGTTGGTTGTGACCAAGCAGAATAAACAAATTGTGTTCCAGCAGAAGAGGATATTGTTCCTGTAATTGCAGGTTGAGAACCAGCGCCTACAGCGTTTATACGCCCATCTTGGTAAGCGGCAGTAGCGGTAAGACCTACTAACAAGTTACCGCTTGAGTCTATACGGGCACGCTCTGTGTAATTTGTACCAAACACCATTGGTGTTGCTGTAGCAGTCCACAAAGCCAATGAATAAGTAGTATCAGTTTGAATACGACCAAGTGTTGTGCCAGCAGATTGCAAATCAATGATGCTACCTGTTGTAGCGTTCATTGTTATTGTTTTGTAATTTGATAGGTTTGTTGGAGAAGTTGAGCCAATACCTAAATTACCCTCAGCCGTCAGAGTCATTGCCTGAGTAAAGGTAATGGCGTTTCCTGCTGTGCCGGTAGGGGCTGTATACCATTTGTGAATTCCAAAATCGCTTTGGTAACGACTTGCGCCAAGAGATGATGTGTGATAAGTCCAAGCATTTGACCCGCTGTTGTAAGCATTGCTTGTGACATTAAAATCACCTCCTGTTGCAACACCTACTGTAGACCCATAAGCAAATTGAATAACTTTTGCAGTAGTTGCCAACGCACTAGGAGTAACTCCCAAGCCTAGATTGCCTGATGAGTCAAGGCGCATACGCTCTGCATAAGCAGAACCGTTATAACCTTGCCAAACAAAAGAACCATATCCACTTGAGTTTTGGACAACTCCAAAGAACTCTTGAGATGTTGCACCAAAGTTTGAAAAGTTAATACCGCCATAAGAATCTGTTGCACTGCCATAGTTAAGACGTAGTTGACCCCCAACATAACTACCACCTGAATAAGCGGTTGTAGCAGTAGTATCAAAACGAGCAACTGAGTTAGTAGTTGGAGCTGTACTACCACCATTAACATGTAATCTTGTTGCAGGACTACTTGTAGCAATACCTAAGTTACCAGACCCGTTAATACGAATCCGCTCTACAGCATTAATATTAAATACATGGCTGGAAGAATCATAAACTAAGTTTACATAATAACCACCACTTTGATGATAACTTTGGATTAAGTTAGATGTTCCGCTAAATGCTGGTACAAAATCAATACCGCTTGCACCAGCTGATGAAACAGTTAACTTACCTGCAGGAGTTGTAGTTCCAATACCTAAGTTACCACTACCGTTTATACGCATTGCCTCAGACAAACTAATCGTGCTATCTGCCGCACCAGTTCCTGCATACTGCCAAACAAATGGCGTTCCAGTATTACCAACTTGAAATAAACTTACATGACCAGCTGCTTTGCGTTTATTTGCACCATCATAGTAAATGTTGTTACTAAAATATGCGTATGATGCATCAGATGAAAGTGCTCCGTTGTATCTAAAATCAATAAGACCAATAGATGCAGTCCAATTACTGGGAGTTACACCAATTCCAAGCACTCCGATTGAGGAAAGGCGCATACGCTCTACTGGCAAATCTCCTGCGTTTGTGTAGTCATTTGCACCAAAAATCACAGCACCTTGAGAAGCCGCTGTCCCAGCAACTGCACTATTTTGTTTTTCAAACCAAACACCTGCGGTGTACTGTGAAGTTGTGATATCTCTCCAAGTGTTTGAAAAAATACCACCTGCAACAAATGTACCAGCAGTAGAATTAGGATTAGAAAGAACAACAGACGCTGTGGCTGCAACAGTCCCCGCACTAGATGAACGCTCAATATTTAATGCGCCCTGAACGCTTGTAGCCCCTACCCCCAAACTACCACTTGCATTTAGAGTCATTACTTGAGTAAAGGAAACATTGTTTCCTGCTGTGCCTGATGCCGCTGTGTACCAACGAGCCGCTGCTGAACCACCTACACTTGAGTAATAAGCAGGATTGCTATTGAGGTATTTCCAGTTTGTTCCATCGTAGAAAGCATTTGATGCAATGAAAGCATCGTTAAAACCAGAGCCGCCACTAAACGATGCCGCTGTACCAGTTTGAATGGCTTTGATTGAACTCCAAGCACTAGGAGTAACTCCCAAACCTAAATTGCCAGCGGTGTCCAGCGTCATGCGCTTGTTATCAGATGTCCAGAATGTAATTGGTTGGAATGAACCAGTACTTCCATAAGTTGCAACAACTCGCCACTCTGGTTGAGAATTGTTGTTGTACATCAAGAACTGCGAGTCATTAGCATTTGACTCAAGCCTGATTCCTGATGCATCTGATGTTTGTTTTACATGAAGTTTGTTTGAAGGTGAAGTAGTTCCAATGCCAAGGTCACCATCGGCATCCAGAGTCATGGCTTGCGTGAAAGTGATAGCGTTTCCTGCTGTACCAGATGCGGTATTATACCAACGATGTTCATTGGAAGTTAATGCGTACTGAGCTGCAGTAGAAGACGCTATGTATTTCCAACTTCCATCATAGTAAGCATTGTTGTTAAGGAAAAGCCAATCAGAAACAGTGTTTCCAGTTGTAAACGATGAAATAGACCCGTTGTTGTCTCCAATTTGAATTGCTTTAATGAGTCCACCATTCCAAGCATTTGGATTAACTCCCAAGCCTAAATTACCTGAACTATCTAAACGCATACGCTCTGACGGAGTAAAGTTAGTACCCGCAGTAAGCCCAGTGTTAGATGTGAAAATAAAGTTTCCACCTGTCTGCTGCAAAGAAGATGCAGAAGTACTATCAGGGGTCCAAGGACCAGCCCCATAATATCTCATACCACTTGCAACAACAATACCACCAGCTGCTGGGTTCTGAGAAATATAACCTGCTGTACTAGTATCTCCTACAATTGCAATAGCGTAGTTACCGCCCGCAAAAGTATAGGTGTTTCTAAATCTTGCAGTTGGACTAGTACCGCTGTCTACATCTAGTCTTACCGCAGGTGCACTTGTACCAATACCGAGATTACCCGAAGTACTAATCCTAGCAGCCTCTCCCCAAGCAGTACCATTAAAGTAATTAAATGCAAAATCAAGACTACTTGGCGGTTGGCTGATAGCCCACTGCGTTGCATAGCTGTCTCTTACAGTTCTAAATCGAGTACTTGGTTGAGCTACATCAGAGCTTTTATCAAAGAAAGCTGCAGTACTGCCGACTACGTGTAGTCTAACAGCTGGACTTGTAGTACCAATACCAACATTACCCGAGCTATCAATACGCATACGCTCTGTATACGATGTACCATTAGCAAATACAATATTTTTATTTAATCCAGCAGTACCAAAACCTAAATCATCAATTGCCGCAGTTGATGTTACAGAAATTCCTGAACCTATTTGAGCAAATGTAGTTCCGCTATTTGAGAAACTAATAGCCATTTGTCCATAGGTAGAGTCAAATGTAGCAACATTAAATGCAGAGGTAGATACATGTAATCTTGTTGCGGGACTTGCGGTACCTATACCTAAGTTACCTGAGGCATCAAGGCGCATTGCCTCTCCAGTTGTAACCAAATCAGAGTTAACATGGAATGTTAATCCAGCGCCAGCACGACCCATCAACTGAAGCCAACCAGAACTGTTGTTTAAACCAAGTGCGCCATACTCTGTTCCGTTGCTGTATTCTAGCAAAATGCCTTGATTCTTTCCACTTGTACCTGCTGCACCACGCAAGGTTAATCGACCAACAGGGCTACTTGTACCAATACCTAAGCCTGTGTTTGTAAGACGCATCCGTTCTGTAAGACCACCTGAAGTATTACCTTGACCAAAGATCAAAGAACCACCAAGATCTTGAGTCCATACTCCATAACCAGCAGAACCATCAACAAAAGCTAATGCACCACCATATGAGCCTTCTGCTCTAAAAGCCGCATTAGTCCAACCTGATGTAGATGGGTTAAATGAACCACTAGACCTTACAACCCCAGTAACATCCAGTTTATATGCAGGACTTGTAGTACCCACACCAAGGTTACCACCAGAAGTTTGCATTACAAGATTACGGAAAGCAACGTTTTGTTCTACAGATTGAATACTATAATAACTATTTGTTGATCTGGCAAAAATTAATTGGAATTGATTACTTGCATCGCTAGTAGAAAGAGCAAGCGGTGTCGCATTTACTGCTTTAGCTTCTGTTGTTGTTACTGTCAGCTTACCTGTTTCGTTTGTAGAACCAATAGAAACGTTACCACCAGCAGTAATACGCATACGCTCAGCACTGTTAGTACCAAATACTAAAGGAACATTCGCATCAGCAAATAAGTTAAGAGATCCACTCTCAGCACCCATAGAACCAATACGAGTAGCTCCCGCATAAAGGTCTACATATGCTCCTGAGGAACCAGCTGCACTTAAGAAACGATAACCACCTACAGACCTTCCCGCGGTAAGTCCGATGTCTAAGTTACCATCAGCATCAAGGCGCATACGCTCCGTAGTGTTTGTACGGAATACCTGAATACCACTGGCACCAGACGTATAATAGTTGTCACCATTACCACCATAACCAATATGGAATCCTGCGCTTGCTCCTGTAATACCTGCAATGTTTAAACGACCGTCACCTATAGCTGTGCCACCAAGTTGGAGGTTACCACTGGCATCCAAAGTCATTGCTTGGGTAAAACTAATAACGTTTCCAGCTGTACCTGATGGAGCATTAAACCAACGGTGTTGTCCACCTGTTTGTTGATAGTCGCTGGCATTATCTGTTGCAACATATCTGTATCCAGCAGATGTATAATAAAGGTTATAACCAACATGAGTATCATTTGAAAAACCAAACAATGATGATCTTGCTTTTACTTGAATTGCACTTACAGTTTCCCAAGCACTAGGTGTAACACCAAGACCTAGGTTACCGGATGAATCAATTGTTGCTCTTTTAAACCATCCGGATCCATCAGAATATCCCCAGAAATCATAGCTATTACTTGCACCAAGTTGAGTTACCCAAGCGCTTGTTGTTAATGCACTATTGCGAAGATAAAAATATGGTCCAGAACCAATAGAATCACTACCAGCTTTAGTAACAACCATTGAAGAGTTAGAATTAATTACTCCATTTACATCTAATTTTTCAATAGGAGAACTTGTACCAATACCTACATTACCAGAAGCATTAATACGAACACGTTCTGCGTCATTAGTAAACAATACCATTGGATGGTTTGTTGTAAGACCGAAATATCCTACACCGCCTGAAGTAGATACTCGTGATGTAGCACCACCAGTATCGATGATATCAAACCGTTGAGCGCCAGCACCTGATACAACAAGCTTCTGGGCGGGTGATGCGGTACCAACACCTAAATTAGTTCCATCAAAAGTAAGTCCAGACCCACTAGTTAAAACCTTAGAATTATTCAGGTAAGTAACGCCATTAGCAGTACCACCAGACAATGTATAGCTACCCGACAAAGTACTCGTAGACTCCCACAAGCTATTACTTGTGTTATATACAAGGGTATTACCGTTAGATGGGGTCTGAGCAGACACATTGTGTAGCTCATCCATTTCATAACCGTTTTGAATCTTAACTTCAATAGTACCCTGATTAGCGTGGCTGTAAGTAACAACACCTACATAAACCATGTGGGTAGGTGCGTATGGTTTAGTACTTGTATAAGATCCGGCAACAGTGCCGCTCAGATATAACTGAGTTCCATTAGCAAATGCCGCAGTATTGAGACCACTTACAGTACCAATAATAACTACATAACCATTATTATTGTTAGCAATGTCTGCTTGAACCATACCATAAGTTTGTGCTGAAGTAGAGTCAGCATTAGCCAATGCTTTAGAAACAAGAGCTTTGTTTCCTGCCGCACCACTGATATACACTACAGTACCCTTAGAAAGAATACCGCCTGTCTCATTCCTTACTTGGCTGATCAATGTAGTAGTACTTGCAGAGCTTAATACGCTTAAGTCACGAGTAGTACCTGTGGTAGTAATTGCTACACTACCGTCAGCAGAGGTAAGTGCGCTGAGAGCATTATCAGCTAAAGTACCTTGAGCAGCAGTAGCGAAGTATCCTACGTCTTGAGCAGCAGCAGTACCTAATGTAGGTTTGTTAAGGATCTGAGAGTCACCTGAAATAGATGTCCAGTTTGCATTAACGTTTACTTCAGCACCTGCTTGAATACCTGCAAGTTTATTCTTTTCAGTAGTTGTATAGTTGTTATCTGTGTGAACATAACTGGCATCAAACACTGTGTTAGCGTTATAACCTTGTACACTCACACCAATAGTTGATGGTTGTAATGCTGTATCAGCCTTATTACCTTGGGCAGCAGTAGCATAAGCAGTAGAGCTTGTTGTAGCCGCTGTACCAAGACCAAGGTTAGTCCTTGCTGTTACTACGTTAGTAAGGTCTGATAAGTTGTTTGCGGCAATTAAAGCCCCAGACAAAGAAGCGTAAGCCGCTAACCATGCAGAACCTGAATACACCTTCATGATGTTCAGTGTTGTATTAAAGTACAATGCACCAGTAACAAGAGGATTACCATCATTGTCTACTGTAGGGTCAGAAGCCTTTTCACCAAGATATTTATCATCAAAGTTATCAAATGCCGCTAATGCCTGATCACGAGCTGCTTCTGCTGCAGCCTGAGCTGACAGGGCAGATGTTGCGCTTGTTGTAGCATTTGTTGCGGATGTACCCGCAGACGTAGCTGAGGTAGCCGCATTAGTTGCACTTGTTGCAGCCTCAGAAGCTTTAGTTGTTGCTGTTGATGCTGAGGTACTGGCAGATGTTGCTGAGTTAGCCGCATTAGTTGCACTCGTTGCAGCATTAGACGCTTGAGTAGAGGCTGTTGATGCTGAACCTGAAGCAGCTGTTGCAGATGATGCCGCATTAGTTGCAGATGTTCCTGCAGCAGTCGCTGAGTTAGCCGCATTAGATGCACTTGTGCCTGCAGCACTAGCCGCAGTAGAAG